TGCCGAATCGCTCGAACACATACCGCCGGGGCACTCTGCCCGGAAACGTAAGCAAACCCTTGGCGTCCAGTTCTTTGTTCATCTGCTGGATGAACTGATAGGCTCTGGATTTGCTGCATCCGACGATTTCCATTACTTCGCTCGCACCGATGAAGTACGATTCTTTCACGTCCGACGCCCTCCTTTCGAGAAACGCATATTGTTCATAGCCACGTTCAGGTCGTTCATCCGGTCCATGATGTCATCCCACTCGGCCTGTTCGTCCTCGTCGATTTTGCCGTCTGCGACGATCTCTATCATCGCATCGCGCTTTACGATAAACTTCTGAACCGCCGCCAGAACGCTGAGAACAGCTTCCGGCAGGTCCTTCAGCTGAATCTCCGGAACCACCCGCTTGCCCAGCTCTGAGGACAGGCGCAGGTGCTGAACCGCAAGATACAGGGCTTGGTACACATCGCACATGGCGCTTGCCACGTCGCTGGGCACCGGGCGCTGACTCTGCTCATAATCTCGCAGAGAATCGACTGACACATTCAAAAGCTGTGCGGCTTTTTCCTGCGTCATTCCGGCAGATTTCCGCGCGTTTTTGTAGATATTCTGGCAATCAACCGCCATTTCGCACAACTCTCCTTTCTGATAGACTCATGATGTAAGAAATCACGCCCGCAGGTTCAGGCAGGACTCAATCGCAGACTTGATGTTCGCGGACGGCACCATCGTGCCATTGATGACCTGACTGACGTGTGCGCGGGAATACCCGATTTCTTTTGCCAGCTCGGTAACGGTCATGTCGTCGCGCTCGACCATTGCCTTTTTGACCGACACGCACCACTCCGGCAGCGGAACTTTCTTCATGTTTTTTCTCCTTCCCGACAAAGTTTTATCTGACAAATGTATTGAACACTTGTTAGATTTTTGATAGACTAAAAGAGCCAGTACCCACCATTCAACGCGTTCCCCGTTTTTGAGCTGTTAAGCAGAAGCTCTTGGGGAGTAATCGCTTTACCTGCGCACCGCCGATTTGCAGTATCGGCGATGCGCTTTGCAGCGATGCCTGTCATGAGGAGGAATCAACTTGCATGGTTCTGTACTGCGTGGTACGTTGAAGCCCCTTTGCAGAGGGGCTTCGGGGAACGCGCTGAATGGAAAGCGCTGACCCTTTCAATCTGACATTTGTTTTGTACAAGTGTATTATAAACCATCACTTTATGATTTTCAATCGCAAAAGTCATAACTAGATGGTTTTTGTGAGGATGCGCAAAATGACTGAAACCAATTTGTACGATTCTATTGCTCTTGCAGACAGAATCAAACTTCAGTGCAAAAGCAGGAACGTTCAGATAAAGGACGTGATGGACAGCGCCAACCTAAGCAATGGCACCCTGTACAATCTTCGCTCCGGAAAAATGCTCAAGGCGGATAGCCTTGCCAGAATTGCCGATGCTCTTGACTGCTCCATGGACTTCCTCATGGGGCGCACCGTTGACCCCGCTGTGAAGCGGATGAATCTGACAGATGACGAACGCCAAAAGGTTACAGATTATCTTCAATTCATTCTGAGTCAGCGAAAATAGTCATCAGAGCCGCTCAGATGCCTCTATTTTGCATTTTCGGAGTTCCTGCGAGGAATTTGCTGTTTGATGCAAAAGGCGGTTCAAATCGCTTTTTTGAGCGATTGTGTTCATTCGTCGATTACGAAGTGTGCGCCCTCGGTGATAAGCACCGTGCCGTGATGCTCGTCATTGACGATGGTTGTCCGTTTGCCGATGTACTCAGCTGGCAGTTCGCCCTGCTTCACTCGTTCAAGGTTGTACGGAGATGCTTCCCAACGTCCCTTGTAGGACTCTGGGATCTTACGCCACTCCGCTTTTGTGTAGTGGCGCATCAGGTCTGCCCCCATTCTTTCCCACTCAGCAGCTTCCAGCCGTAGGCATCGCAGAACCACCAGTCGGAGGATTCCTCATCGGCGAGGTGAATGATGTCCGACACGCTCAAGCTGTGGCCCTCGAAGCCTGCGGGCCTGTCTATGTTGAACCTGCGGAACAGGCCATCAAGCGTCTGCTGTGCATCCTTTCGGGTTTCCGCCTTACCCTCGTACACCAAACGGTAGTTCTCCCGGTGGATGCCGCCCAGCTGTGCGGCCTGATCGGATGCCATGAATCGCAGCTTTATCTGCTCCATGGTGTCCTCTTTCAGCTGGTAGATTTCATACTTCATGTGAATCTTCCTTTCCTTGATTTGCGAACGCCATCAAGTGTCTAACAAGCAATTTCCGGGTGGACGTGCCTTTTACGCAGGATGTTGACCTGCTACCCAGAACCATAAAACGGACACGCTCATGGTGTCATGGCTCCCGCGACGCCCATTGGGCGTTTCGGCCTGCGCCAGAGGCCATCGTCAGGCGGGTTATTCTTTCCAGCTGCGGCCCGCGCCAATCGATGCATCCCGGATAGAGAGCATCCTATTCTTTCCTGTGCGAGTGCTGCGGAATGCCTGCATGGCCTCCCGAAAGGCATCGTCTTCAGCCAGTTCCCACGACTCAAAGTGGTAATACAGAATCTCGCCATCCTCGGCCTGATACTTAATTTCGATGTTCACGGCTCAAGCCTCCTCAATCTCCACGCACTTGATGCTGTTGCGAAGGTACTTCCGCCCCCGGAGCGCTTCACAGGCGGCGCACAGGTCATCGACCTTGCACCGCAAGAGGATGTCCTCAATCTCACTGCTCCCCTGCCGGTTATCGTACGCAGCCTTAACGACTGCTGCTCGGTCATCATCCAGCAGGACGGTCATGCAGGCCTCGCCTTCCTCGCCTTTCATGCGGATGTCGTAGGTAAAAATGACGTACTTCATGGTTTAGGCTTCTTTCTCATAGCTTGCGCAGGTTCGCATACTGGCGAAACAGGCCTTGGACGTATGCTCTGTGGATGGTCGAGCTGAACCACATCTCTGCATTCCGGCCTGATCGAGCCGGCGGGATCCATCTAGCCATTTCCACCACATCCGCATCGTAGTCATCGGGATTTTGTTTGATTGTCGCCGCCAGCACCCTCAGAACCCGTGCGATGCCGTACTTTTGCACCATGTCCTCCGCATTTATGCGGGTCATTTCGACGGCAAGCGTTTCCAGCTTGTCACGCTCGGCAAACCATTCCTCCCGATTTTGGGTTGGAATGGTGGCCAGTTGCTTCATAAGTTCCTTGTCAAACATCCATCATTCCTCCTTTGGAGCCAGCCGGAAAGCATTGAACATCCAATGGCCTTTCCCATCGCAGACGCTTTCTACCGTGCAGAGGTTGTCGAGCGCAATGCTCATCGGCGAGCCGTATGTGCCGCGCACCCACAGCCCGGAGGCCTCGGCCAATCTCCAGAAGCAGTCCACCTCAATGCCCGGATTCTTCAGCTGAGGCGGCATGTGCTTCGTAAATGCTGCCCGGATGAAGTTCTCGCACCATTCAACCTTGATGTTTATCATGCTTCGGTCTCCTCGCTTTCGGCTTTTCGTTCAAGATCGAGCAGCTCGTTGTAAATCCTTTCGGCCTCGTCGCTGGTCAAGTTAAACTGCTCGATCAGGTCAGGAAGGGCATCTGCCCGCCAGCCTCCCGCATAGAGGGAAGCCGCGGTGTATTGGTTGTCGCACTCCTCCTGTCCGCCGCAGCGGAGGTCATCACGCCAGTTCTCGTAATCGGTCTCTGTCATACTCAGCATCATCGTTCAACTCTCCTCAACGACCCAGCCGGCACAGTAGCCGGGATTATGAAGCCTTGCTTTCTTCAAGGCTTCATCGAATGACCGGGCGCGAACCCGGATGGGCGGCAGGTTCCCGCCTACCATCTCCCATGTGTCCATCGGTGCTACAAACTTCATCATGTGACCCTCCCTCAGTTCCGGCCATCCCGCCGGATGCTCAAAATCTGGTCGTTGTCCCCGAAGCTCCGCTCTTGCAGGTTCTCGATGTCATAAATCAGGAATGCAAGAATCAGCGCTTCCCGTGTGCAGTACTTCCGCTCCCGGAATGTGTACGGCGTCTTGGCCTTTAACAGCCGCTCCGCTACATCGTCCACAATGTCCAGCGTGGTGCTGTAGGTCTGCGGAGCCGCTGGACCGCGGCCATGCGAGGTGTACTCAACAAGAAGTCTCATTCGTCCTCGTCCTCCTCTCCCTCGGTAACGCTGTCCATCTGGACGCTCCCGTAGGTGTAGCCGTTGTCGTTGCGAATGTAGACGGGCTGGTCTTCGTCGTACTGGCTCAGGATGTCAATCAACTCCCCCACCGTCATGGTGTCGTGGCACTGGCTGGGAGAGTACCCATCCCGGCGGCTGTCAATGTAAACATTCGTCATGGTATTGTCCTTTCTATCTAACAGGTGTTTGAATCATTTGTTAGATATATTATAATCTCACTTTTGTGAGATAGCAATACGACAATCTCATTTTAGTGAGATTCATGCTTTTGCACAAAAAGGAGGTCCTATTTTTGATATTTTGGGAGCGATTCTATCAGATGTGCGTTCTTCGAGGTACGAAGCCAAATCCGCTTGCAAAAGAGCTTGGCATCTCTTCTGGCGCTGTTACACGCTGGAAAAACGCCGAAGATCCACCATCGGGCAAGACCCTTATGCTTCTTGCCGACAGGCTGGACTGTTCCGTCGACTACCTGCTTGGCCGTACCGACGACCCCGTTCTTCATCAGTTGGATTCGTCGTCCTCATCGGCCTTATAACGCGCGCGCCCGCGCGTGATGAAGACGATAGTCTTCATACATAATCATTAACATTAACATTTACATTAACAGCTTGTTTTGTTTGTTTTGCTTATCAAATCAAGCATTTGGTTGTTTTGCTTGTTTTTGCTTGCTTCTCGAAAAAAGCGGGGCCATCAAGCCCCGCCAGAAACCACCTTGGAGATAACCAGCCGCCCTGCGAAGTACTTAAACTTCTCTGGCGAATGGAACAGCTTTTCAAAATACGCCGCATCTTCTTCCCGCAGATCTGTGAAGTCCTCTTCATTGACTCCCACCACGAAGAACGTGCCAACAATGACGTCGTAAGGTTTGCCATCCCTATACAGGGCCCGGTTCGGTTTGAGGCCCATGTACTTGCCCTCTTCGTTGCAAACCAAGCCCACCGGGCGGTGCGGGTCCGGGTAGACCACCTGAATGTAGCCGCCCACAGCGTCTTGCAGGGTTGCAAGCTCGTTGTAAATATCAATGCGTTCCGGGGCCTTTCCCGGCTCAATCTTCAGTACCCGGATTGTCTTCTGCTGTTCAGCAGAAGTGGATTGAAATAGTGCTTTCATGGCTCAGATCTCCTTTCCTGCTGACAGAGGCTCACCATTCCATGCAACACAGAACGGGTACGAATCCACCTCTGCGCTGCGGAGCCAGCCGCCCTGCACGGCCATCATCACTTCGACCCGGTACGCTTGCCGGGTGCGGCTCCCCTTGACGCCCTTATACAGCGCCCCGCCGTGAGACTTCTTGAAAGCCTTGGCTTCCTCTTCGGTTTTGAAAAACTTGTTGCAGTACATAAGTCAAACCTCCTTGTTGTTGAGCTGATAGGCTTTGCCGCGGTATTCGATGATGTAGTTATGGTCGGGTGTGCGGAACACAGCAATGCGCTTCTTGTCCACATTCTTGACAGCCAGTTTTCGGCAAATGAACGGCACCACAAT